ACGTCACGAATCATCTGCAAGTAATAGTTATATGTCTGAATCAATGTTTGTAGCTTCTGGCCACCTGCACCAGTCTGTAACGGCTGAATAGGCACTTTACCAGGATTCATATCACCCTCTTGTGTAAATGACCTACCAATAACAGAACCCGTTTGGAAGAACATGTTAAGCGCTTCTTGTGGGTTGTAGTTTGTTCCGTTACCTAAATCAATTTCAGCAAGACCATCAGCATCCATATAAACACCGTCCGGCATCATCTTAGCTAATACTTGCTGCATCTTTAAGTGTGTAAGCTGAACCATATCAGCAAAGCCAGTACAACGGCTTACGATAGATTCGATACGGCCTTTATACATTCTAGGTGCTACAATACTGTAATTCATTTTTACTTTATTGTAATCGCTCTTAGGGCGCATCATGTTTTCAGCAATACCCCATTCAAGCAATGTACTAGTACCTAATATAATGGCACCTTCGTAAAGTACTTCTAATGAGCGAGATGCTTTAGCAAAGCCCTCTGCATCTGCTGGCGGGTTGAACTGATCGTCACGTGGTATTACTTTTTCAGCACCTGTTGCTGTTTCTTTAATCTTATACACTTCGTTCATGTACGTCTTGTAATTAAAATACAATACTTGAACTGTGTTTGAATCGTAATAGTTATCGTTTACTTCACTCCTGTTCCAACCACCTGTTAGGTTTTGTGAACCTTCGCCTTTAATCTTATCCAGCTCATCTTGTGTTAAACCAGGATATTGCTTTTTAAGCTCGCTAATTGGAATAGTCTTCACTTCGCCAACATAATAGATGTCTTCGAAGTATGGTGATTCAGTATAAGAGTATACTAAGTTTGCTGGATCAACGTAATCAACCAATACACCTTCTGATTCAGAAAATGTATTTTTAACTGCGCCAATACCAATAGTTGTTAAATCGTGGTATACGCGTCTTTTAATAAGGTCGTAGTTGTTACCATCTAACAACGTGTTTATTGCAACTTCTTCAGCAATTTCAATACCCTGCTTATAGCTGAGCTGCATATGTAACTCAAGCTCTTCTTTAGATTCAGGTAATGCTGCTGGATCGTTTTCGTACAAGTTAATACCAAATGCTTCAGCTGCGTAGTCGTTAAGCTCTTTAGTTTGCATGTCTCTAATAATAGAGTCCATATACGCTGTGCGTTTTTCAACGCCGTACGGATCCTGGGAGAATGCTTTAATATCAAAAGACCTATCTGCAATACCGTTAACAACGATATCAACAAATTTAGACAGTATAGGGACTGGCTTCCAGTCAAGGTTAAGATAAGATAAATCACCATTTATGGATAGCTCGTCTTTGTATTTTTGAATAGGCTGCTCACCTCTTGCGTACAAACGTAGACTGTGAAAGCTATCTTGATTGCTTCTGAATCTTACGCTCCCTTGGTTGCCGCTGAACCATTCGTTTTGAATAGCTCGACCGACTTGTAAGCCGTACTCCGGCGACATCTTCTCTTGGTCGCTAGCCACTTGGCTTGGGAAAAAGTTACTTACAACTGCGTTAGCCATATTGTTATTTTATTATTTTTGAAGTATAACCGTCCTGACTGAATCTAGCAATCTTTAGGTTTAGTTTTGTTTTTTGTTGTTCCCCGATCGGTTTGTACAAATCTTTGTGGCAAGCCATAATAGCAAGCCCCGAACTAATAGAAGCATCATATTTCGTTCTGTTATTCATATCGAACTTAGACCAATCGTTTAATGTATCGTTAAAATACATTGTTCCGTATTCACCTTCGGTTATTGCACCTACATGATTTTCGATGTACATCTCAATAGCCGCAGCGTGCGCTTGCTTCATGTCCATACTAGAGTTAGGTATTCCACCTATTTCTTTCTCAGTTACGGAAAGCTTGTTCCATAATCTGTCAGGTCGGTTCATCGAATAACCTCGGTAGCCTCTTCTCTTAAAGTGGTATAATAACCTTGGTTTGTTATTCTCGGCAAGTATTGGCATTCCATAAAAGACGCAAGCCATAAGCACGTCTTCGAAAAATATCTCTGCTGTTTGAGGCCTAGCTATGTATTCTAAAAAGAATGTACTAGGTGGTGCATCTTCCATTGTGAATTTAGTTAACCCATGCAATGCACCTTTAGAACCCCTGCCATCAGTCGTTCCTGAAATATCGTAGCTATCACACCCAAATGCACCAACGTGTTCGTTGCCTGGGTATTTGATACCGTTCTTAACTATATACTTATTTTGCAGACTTAAACCAGGTACCCAGGACACATTAAAGCGCCCTTGAGGGTTTGGCATAAACACTACTTTAGTATCCTTAACTCCGTTCTCCCACTGAAAACTCCCGCGTGTTACAGTATTAGTATTACGCAAGTCTGCATTATAATCAACCTGTTCGTAGATTTTTGCTAAGTTAAAAATACTATTCTTGCTTTCATCACGGAAAGCGTGGTCTGTAGTACGCGGGAACTGGCGGTAGTATTCGTTTAAAGCATCCTGGTCTTGTTTAAGACCGTCAACCTCGTTTTCCCAGTAATCTATAACACCCACTTCAATGCTATCACCGTGTGGGTCTATAGCCTCTTCTTCAGGTGTATTAAATACCGGCTGCCCGTACTCATCAATAAATCCTTCATAGTTCCACTCCATTGGTATAAAGAGCGAGTATAATCCCGATTTTGTTTGACCATTATTGTTTCGCTTGGTTACATCTGAATCTAAATACAACTTCTTAAAGTTGTTACCACCTTTATCTAAAGCATTCGAGGTACTACCCATTAAACATTTACCGATGATACGAGAACCAAGACGCAAACACGTTTTAGTTACACGCCAGTTGTTTAATATGTTATCAGGCTTTTCCCACTTACCGCTCTCATCATGTACGAGTAGCTTAAGCTTTTCACCATCATAAGAGTTGTCCCCTGTATTCTTCCAGTCAATCGTTGTATCAAGACCTTCGAGTTGTATTCTCTCTTCTTGTGATTGTATTGACTTACGTGTTAGCTTAGAAGCAGGAACCCTATACGCCAGTTCAGTCTTCGGTCTATCCATACCATCTTGTATGGGTTTGAAGAAAAACGGGTAGTTAAGGGAAATTGGTACAACTTTGTCGGTAAACATTTTCTTTGCATCACTACCGGACTTTGATAAGATACCGAATCTTGCGTCACTTGAGATAGTTGCTTGGTTAACGGTTTCACCTGATGCCATAAATGAGAATCCACTCCGTCTGTTCTTAAGGTAGCACATTCCATAACATCTGGTGTCAACCTTACAGGCTTCCCAAAATATAAAGAAGAGTCTATTGGCTTCTCGATAGTCGGGGTGGCCAACGTCGATCTTACTCCACTGCAAGTACATGTAATGAGTTCCAGTGATATAAGTAGGCTTACCTTTGTTATAAAACCAATAACCGTTGTCGCGTCTATTGAATTCTTCGTCAATATAGCCTTCCCACTTGTTCTTAAACTCATCTGGATATGTTTGCCAATCGAATATACTCTTAATATTTTTAAGCTCCTTAGGGTACTCCTGAACAGCCCACTTATTTAAGCCTTTCTTTAAGCTTTTGGGCTCTGGGGGTAGAGCTACGACAAGATTTTGTATTTCAATAATCTCGCCTATCTGACCTGTCTTGCTTAATACAATAAGGTCGTGTTCTTTATTGTAACCGTACTTCCATTTCTTACTCTTATTATATCGATGTATTGTGGTAAGCTTTACAGGCTCTACGGTTTTAACTAAACTCTGCTCGTACATTACTTAGAACGTCTTTCAGCAAAACCTTTGAAAGCTTCTTTCTTTTCTTCTGCTGGTTTATTCTCTAGTATACGTTCTTCTTCTTGCAGTCGGTTTAATATTTCAAATGCATCGAATATTGCCAGCTTCTTAGTAGCGGCAGCATTTTTTAATCGGTCTGCAGATACATCATCCTCTGTATTAGTAATGATTTTCTCCTGCGCGACTTTAATGAGTTCATCAACAGCTTTGTGACCAGCTAGGATTATACTCTTTTTCGTCTCCTTGATACTCATATTCGATTGTAATTTGATTGACGGGTATACGATACAATCGTTCACCCTCTATATTAAATTCGTATTCCATACCAGGTTTAAACCCTACAAGTGCACCCGCTTCAAAACCTTCACCAGCATATTTAATAATGCCTATTGCAGGTTGTTCATGGTGCATATCCAATGTATCTTTTGCTACTATGGGTTTAACGAAGCAGTAGCCGTCTAATGCTTGCCACTCCGTGTTTCTTTTGTAAGCGTAAATCTGGTCTGGTTGCACAAAGAATGTATCTTCCTTGTAATATGCCTTAGAGTTCTTTTCTTTGCCTCTAATGTCGCGAAAACGTCTAAATACGTTATGGTGAACGATTACTTCGTCACCTGGTTGTATCTCTGAGTCAATCGCTAAGGGTGTGTTTACTACAACACCTAGTCTGCTGGTATAATGATGGTTTTGTACTTCTGTATTTAATAGTAACTCTTTACCATCTATATCTTTCTTCGATGTAGACCTACCGTGTTTTGGTGACACGATAAAGTTAAATATGCTTTGCATTACCAATTGAGATCGTATTCTACAGATACTGCCATGTTCTTATTAAAGTCTTTCCAGGGCATTACATTATCAGCTTTCTGAATATAGATAGAGTACTTGTCTTCCTCTTCTATAATGTTAACTATAGTATGACCACCATACACTTCCTGTCCAACAGAATAGTGCATGGCGTCATTCTTATAGTCCTTACCTACACTAATCTTCCGGATTATCTGCATCTTCTGCTTCTGTAATCTCTCCAGTAGTTAGGTTTACGGTTACATTACCGTACTCGTCTTCTAAATCTGCTTGTGTTTGTTTGAGCTGCTTAACCAACCCGTCAACTTCTGCGATGAGTTTATGCTTTTGCATTTCGATACCACCGAGGGTTTTCTGCCCTTCGTTAATAGTGTTGACTAGTGACTGCAGCGTTTCAAGCTCTTTGTCTGTTACTTTTTTCATTTGATTTAATTTAATTGTTCTGTATTATTATTACCTGTAATTACGGTAACTCAAGTTCCTCAGGTTCAGGCGGATTGCAATATAAGCTATCTGGGAACAGCTCACAATATGTTGTAGCATATTCCTCTCTAGCGCTTGATGAACCAAAGCTATGGATACCCATAGGCGTTGGCCATACTAGATCATCATCCCAAGATTCGTCGATGCCATCAGCCCAATCTACGTCTACAGCGTACACGTCAGACAGCACAGCAGCTTTTAGCTCCTCTCCGTCTTCATCGTACGTAGCTGGTGTTACCTCAAGGTAACCTAGCTTTACAATTCCGTTGTTGTGGGTTGGGTTTCCTTCTTCATCGTGCGGTAGTGCAGCGATTGCAGCATTTGCGGCCGCTTCATTAGTAAACTCGTATTTGCGTGTTACTTTCATTTTATATTGTTGTAAGGGTTGCTAAATCTGCGTTGCTTAAACGGGTTTTGAATAGTAGGGCTTGTGATGCCTCTCCACCGAGTTCATCATTTCCTGCTTCGCCATCTCCAATTTGAATAATGTCTAATGCTGAAGAAAATGTAAATGAGCCTCCACTTGTTACACTTCCATATTGTGTTCCATTTATATAAAGAACATAATCATTCGCTTTGTACGCATATGCTATTTTGACAATACCTGTCGGGTTGTTTGATATGCCAATAGCACCAAACTGACCGCCATTTGCTCTAACACGAGCAGTCAAAGTATTAGCTCCTGCGTTTACATACATATCAACAAGATTAGCGGAAGTACCATCGTTAACACTCATTAACTTTCTTGCACTACCACCCGAGCCAGTTCTTGGATATTCGCATTCAATAAACAAAGTCCCCTCACTTTGACCAATCAAAGAAGATGCATTCGTTTTAGAACAAGTATCCGCCCCCCTCGTAACGCTTCCGCCCGAATGGTTTGGTATGTAGCTGGTTGGGTAGGAGCCTTGTTCTACTTGGAATCCGTATAAATGAATTTGAGCAGTAGAAGGTGCGCTTAACCCACTTGCAAAATTTGTTGAGTCTGCCGTATATGTGTGGGTAAATCTTTGCCATTCCGAAGTGGCTGTAAGATTTGCAGACGCTTTGTTGTTGTTTCCGTATATTTTGAATACTTGGTCAGTTGATATTGCTCTTTTTACATAACAAGAAATTGTGTATGTGCTTCCCGAAACAATAGCGGGTCCTTGGTGCTGAAAATAGTTGCCACTTGATGTAAAGTTAATCAAAGAAGCATTTTGCAAACCTTCAGGGCTTGCTGTTACATTATCGGTTATAGTTACGTTGGAAGAAATCCAGTCAGAACCGCTATAATATTCAGAATTAAGACATAACTGCGTCCTTTGTGGCTCTAACAACAAAGACGGTGTGCCATCAGAGTAATCTATGCGTGGTTCGTTTTCTAATATTCCTGCTTTAGCTGTCGATGCTCCTGATTCTATATACGGTAAAGCCGCAAGACCTTGATTGAGCATTGCATCTTGGATGTAGATTGAACCCGCATTTGATTCTGAAAAATCTGGATAAAAGTTAATTGATTGCGTTGTTGCATTAAATGTTATTGATAATCTCCACCAACCATTACCAACATCAGTAGCACTTTTATCAATAATAGAACCACTTGCTACAACAGAACCATCAACAAGATTGAATATAGCGTAAGGGTTATCTCCTGTTGCATATACATAAAAACTAGCTTGACTTAATGTGTTTGCTTTCGCATAAACGCTCACCGAATGTACACCAGATTTTGCAATGGTTTGAGTAATCCTTGTATAATTTGCCGCACCTTTAGACAATAACCAAGCATTGTTAGTGCCATCATAACCACTTTGTCCGCTTGTTACTGTTGTACCACCATTTACCCAAGTAGTATCAAACTGATTTGATTGTACCAAAAGATTCTCATACCCCTTCTCTATATAGCCGTCTGCGTTAACTCTCGTTGCTGATAAGTTGCTACCTCTTGTAAAGGTAAACTCTCGAGGGTAAAATCTTCCGGAATCATCACTGACAGTGGAAGCTAATAGCTTAGTGTCTTTTGCTGCCCAGTTATCTCCACCGAGTTCTAACGATGCGTTATTCATATACTGTATAGTTTAAGGCTAATGCCATTTCTTCAAATGTTTCGTAAGTTGTTGCCCCTGTTAATATTTCGCATTCAGTATCGGATAGGGCTTCGGGGAAATAAAGAAGTTGCTTTGATTCTATAGAACAACCAATTTGCGTTTTTTGCAACCCGTTTTCAGGTACAACAACACTCCCGCTTCCAGAATATGTGTTATCCGTAGCCCTTAAATTACCATTAATAAATAATTTCACAACCGAACCAACATAACTTGCCGCTACTTTAATATGACTATTATATGAATTAGGTTCATTATAGTTGGCTGCATTATTATTAATATCAAATCGCATATTTGGATTATATTGTTGCACACTCAACACTTTAACACTCCCCACCTTAAGAGGTGTTATGTCAAAACTATTAGGTGCTTGAGCTTTATCAAACTCATAAAAAATAGTTCCTTCAGTTGTACTTCCGTTAGGTATAGTTAATTCGCTTTGAGTATCCGCTCCTCTCGTAATTGTTCCACCTGAATGATTCGGGATGTAGCTAGTTGGGTAACTTCCTGATTCTATTTGGAACCCATATAAAAACACTCCGCTTGTTCCATCACCTTGATATGATGTTGCCGTACCTAATGTTGAATAAATAATCAAGCGGCTTGTCGTTGCGTTGGTTGTTCCCGTTACTGAACAACGATACCATCCGTCGCCCATTGATTCAATATCTCCACCCGTTGCCGTTCCATCGGTTAAGTTAAAAACTCCGTTAAAACCCGAAGACCAACCAACACCACCATCGCCAAAACGCAAATTGCGATTTGCTCCATTTGATTTGGCAAATATGCTAATGGTGTAAGTGCTTCCGCTGGTTAAATTAAAATCTTTGTAGGCAAAGTGTGAGCCGTTAGAAGAGTTTTCTTTTAATAGCGCAGAATTACCCAAACCTTCGGGGCTTGTTGTGGTGTTTGTATCAAAGGAAGTGCCTATTTTTCCGTTCCAGCTAATGCCATTTAAGTATTCCGACTGCGTTATCAAATTACTCCGTTGAGGCTCAAGTAAAAGAGCAGGACAAGTTGCTCCACCACTGTAGTCCAGTCTTGGAGTGTTCTCTAGTAGTCCCGCTTTGCCTGTTGTAGCTGTTGTTTCGATGTAGTCAGTAGCAACCAAGCCTTGCTCTAATTGAGGATGCTGAATCAATACTCCTGAAGTACCATCTCCCACATAGGATTGGGTAGTTCCATCATTTACGCCAATGTTGATCCGCGTTGTAGAGCCACTCACTTGAGCAACTTGACATCTATACCATCCACTATCTAAATCCTCCATAGATGCAGCAATGCTTGCTCCTACATTGGATGCAGTACCTGTACTTAAATTAAACCTACCATAAGCATTACCTATTGAAGTACCTCCAATAACTATATCAATAGTATCGTAACCACTTGCTTTAGCGTAAAAACTAAATGTATATACTTGACTTGTTGCCCAAGTATCAACATAGTCTAATCGGTGAGTGTTATTATCGGTTGTAGGAATAATCTTATAAGCGTTTGCGGTGCCATCATATCCAGTATGTCCGCTTGTGTCGGTAGTCCTTATGTTCGCCCATTGGCTTTTAGTTAAGTCCTCTGAATACTTTAAAAGATTCTCTCTACCCTTCTCTATAAGCTGAGCTTCGTTAACTCTTGTAGCTGATAAGTTAGATCCTCGTGAAAATGTGAAGTCTGCACCATCTGTTAAAACCTCTTGAACTGATACATTGTCAATTGAGCCGTTAAAACCACTTATTGCTCTAAAGTATAAGGTTGTACCATCAGCGGTTAAATGGAAATAATAAGTACCATTTTTAGTTATTGTTTTATCAACTGAACCTGTACTACCAAATCTTAATTGTAATGAACCGCTTGTGGTTAAATCACTAATAGTAAATAAAACTTTGTATTCAGTACCTGATGTTACTACGCTGCTTTGAGAAATAGCAGCATCTGCACCTCCGTTAAAAGATGCAGTACCTCCGCTTATAGTCCAACCTGTGCCTTTACTCCAATCGCTATCCGTAGCGAAATCACCATTAGTAACTAGCTCTGGTCCGTATATAGGGACTGGCTTCTGCGTAAAAACCGTTCCGTTACTCACACCACTAGGTGCTAAGAATAAACTACTCTTGTCGTATACAGTCGCCATATTATATTGTTGTTAATTTTATGCATTCAGTATCGGATAGGGCTTCTTCAAAGAATAACAATTGTTTTGAATCGTGAGAAGTTCCATTTCCTCTCATTGATATAAAATCAATGTTTTCGCTTGTGTTAGAATTAGTGAGCGTTCCGCTTTGTTTTACCCCATTAGAGAAAACAACACCTACGCCGCTACTCCATTGCACCGCAATTTTGTTTGTTCCCGATATTTCATTTGTTGAAGATATGCTTCCGCTAAAGATTCCATTTCCTTGAACTTGAAATTGAGGAATATTTGCAGAAGAACCTTTTATGTAAAATTTATTTGAACTGTCTTTTCCAACTTGAGCAAATGGCGAAGAAGTTTCTCGCCCCGTAGTGGTATTAAACTCATAGTAAAAAGTGCAAGTGCTTGAATATCCTAAAGATTCAACAATAGAATCATCCGCCCCCCTCGTAATCGTGCCGCCCGAATGGTTTGGTATGTACGAACTCGGATAGGAGCCGGCTTCCATTTGTGCGCCCCATACATAAAACAAGCCTCCGCTGGCCGAACTATCACTATAATCAAAACCAAACAACGCTCCCGAATTCGTAGCGTCTGCGGTTGCTATTACACTACAACGATACCAGCCATCCGTTCCAACGGCTTCAATCTTTGCATTGCTAAAATCGTCGCTTGGTTGTGTGTTTATGGTGCCGTCGGATAAATCAAAAATAACATTACCTCCAGCGGCTGGCGAAAATCCGCGCATTCTTAACAAACTTTGTCCGTTTTGTTTAGCGTAGATGCTAAAAGCATAAGCGGTGCCGCTTGTTACGCTGGCGCTAAAATAAGCCGCATTCGCATTTACCCCATCACCGGAAAGTGTTGATGCGTTTTGCACTCCCTCCGGGCTTGTTGTTTGATTAAAAGCAAAAGAACCGCCACTTAATAAAGACCACCCCGCGCCGAAATACTCCGACTGCGTTACCAACTGCGTCCTACTCGGCTCCAATTTAAGAGACGGGCAAGTAGCACCCCCCGAATAATCAAAACGGGGTTCGTCCTCTAATAATCCCGCCTTACCCGTTGATGCACCCGTTGAAATTACTTCAGTTGCTGCGAGGCCGATTTCCAATTGTGAGTCTTGGATGTAGATGGAGCCGCTTGTGCCCGTTTTATCTCCCGAACTTGTTGTCGGATAAAAACGAACTCTTGTTATTGTATCGCTTAAAGCCATAGAACAACGATACCATCCATTCCCAACGCTTTCAATTTTAGCATCAATATTGTTTCCCGAACCAATTAAAGTTCCGTTTGTTAAGTTGAAAGATTGGTGTCTTGTTGTTCCCGCATTTACATAAATTTGAATCCCGCCAATAGCGTTTGCCTTTGCATATACGCTAACACATTGAACACCACTTTGCGAAATGTTTTGATAGACATATCCATCTGATACGCTCTTACTCAAAAGCCAAGCGTTATTGGTTCCGTCATAACCGCTTTGGCCGCTGGTTTCAGTTGTTCCACTACTAGCCCAAGTCGTTCCAAAGTTATTTGATTGTACCAAAAGATTCTCCCGCCCTTTCTCAATCAATCCATCAGCACCCACACGAGTAGCCGATAGGTTTGAACCTCTTGAAAAGGTGAAATCGCCGCTGATAATTTGCTTTATCGATACATTGTCTATTGAACCAGTGAAATTATCACTTGAACCAAATATGATATTTCCATTTCCGCCAGTTGTATTTATTTCAACTGAATAATCGCCAACGGCTGTTGCTTCAATTAAAGATGTCCCTATGGGATAACCGCCGGCATATATTTTTAAACTACCACTTGTGTAGTCTGTAACTGAAAATGTTGCTCTTACTGAACCCGGCGTACCTATGTTTTGGTATAAAGAAACACTTGATGCGTTTGAAAAATTAGCTTTCCCTCCAGATATTGTAGTACCACTACCTTTATTCCAATTGCTATCTGTGGCAAAGTCTCCGTTAGTTACTTTCTCTGGTCCATATTCAGGAACAGGCTTTATAGAATATACCTTACCGTCTTTCCCTGCACCGCCTGAGGCAATGAGAGCTAAGGATGCTTCGTCAAAAAGAGTTGGTTCTGCCATATCTATATTGTTTGTCCTAATTTTGTTATAGTACAGTCCTTAGCCTCTG